TGCATCTTTTTTCTCCTGTAATTTATCTAAATCATTTGTTGTGTACTCTAGCTTTTGTAGCGCTCGTTTCAAGGCAGAATCTTTAGCCTTACAGGCATCGGTGAGTTCGTTCACCTGTTCCTTGAGTACTCTGACCTGCTCTTTATACTCAGCAATAATTTCCTGGTAATCAGCTTTAGACATTAATCCCCCAAAATAATTTTCGTGATATATCGTGATCCATCTTTATTTGTTTTCACTTCAGCTTTAGTTCTAATACATTTATATTGGACAGTATCAGAAAACGTTCTCTCCGCTTCGCGCTTTCCACGAAGGCAAACGCTCATTGAGGGCTGGATTCTATGCTCCTTAATTTCAAAATTTACGAACATTAAAAGAGCGACTACGACTTCCATTAGCTTGCTCCATTACTAAATTTCATTTCTCTACTAGCATCCTTTAATTTTTCAATGACATTGAGTATTTTTTCTACGTCTTTTTGTAATCGCTCGATGTTTACGGTATTATGCATTCCTGCCTCTTGAGATAATAGCAATTTCTCGGTGGTCTTATAAAGATCCTCGATCAACAAAAATTGCTCAGAATCTGCGGGCAGTGAACCCAGTAAACCTCTCGGCCATTTGATCCTGAACTCAGAATTCATTGTTAAATCTTTTTCCATAATCTCTATTTTAGTTGCGTGTTGGTTGAGCTTCTCCTGGATTTGAAAAAATCCGAAGGTGCCGAGTGCGACCATTATAATCAAAGAGATTACGGTCTTCATCGGCATCTGTACTTGAGCTTCGTCTGAAATTTTAAGCGCCATAATTATTCCTTTTGATTCACGTCTCCAAAGATGATTTTATATTTTAATTTGCCACCATCATCCCCTTGAGTATGATCTGTTGGTTCTTCAATTGATATAACATGCTTTACGCCATTACATCCAACAGAAAAAAGAAATAACAAACTGATGATTATACAGGATACTAAATACTTCATCCATTTAATCTTGCTGTTTCTTTTTTTTCTTGCGCTTCTGCTTGTTCTTAAAATTCTTAAAGTTCTGTACCTCATCATCTATCATCTCCACTTTGGTTTTAATTAGAACCATATCTTGTGAAAGAGAGAATGTACGTTGCAGTGTCCATCCTCCGAGCGCTAATAGTATAGCGAGTAAGGCCGTGATTAATTTTTCGTTCATCCTAGTTACAATTGTTTTTGTCTAAATCAATTGGCTTGTCACCATTATAAAACCATACATAAGATGAAATCTTTGTGCCATCTTGTGTATAGGTACATTTTTTGCCTACCGAGCAGGCGCTTAATGCAAATAATAATGCAAGAACTAAATATAATTTATTCATTTTTGCTCCTTTGTTTTAATCGAGTGTTCATAGGTTAGTGCTTCTGCGCGCTCTTGGTCTTCAAGTTGACAGCATTCACCAGATTCTTCCTTTTTCTTTGTATGTTCTCTGCAACATTTTGTTTCGTCTATTGGCATGAGAGACACTCATCGTTGTTTACTGTAATTCCTTGAGGATTACAATTACATTTTTCACAGTGACACACGCCATTTGCATCTGAATGATCTTTAACATTACAATGACAATTACAAAAACAATCTTTACATTTAGTCCCTTCCATAAAAATCTCTCCAGAACCATTCTTTAAATTTTTTCCACCAGTTTTTAATCATTTTCTTCCTCTAATTTTATTTGTAGATCCATACCCTCTTGTAAAAGTTCGGATGTACTTTTTTCCTTTTCCTCAATATCGTAGAAGAATCTATCTGAATCTTCTGTTTTCCATTTACCTGAGTCTTCCACATTCCATGTTCTCGTCTGCACCTTCCAGTCAAACGGAACTTCATCTCTCACCGTGAAAGATGGAATACTCCATATTAATCTATTGTTTGGCTGAGCCGCATAGTTGCCATTCTCCAGGGCAAGTATGTGTGCGCACTTATGTTCTTGCGGGATCTCTGAATGATCAGTGTCGAGGATATTACTCTCTGGATGAGCCCAGTCAACTGTAAAAAGATAGGCCCCTGCGTGCCATTTTTTATCTTTACCAAGATATTTACCAGATTGGCCGTCTAAGATGTCAAAAGAAGTAATGCTAGGATAGTAACTGAAGCAATTCCACAACTCCAACTCATCAAGTCGCATCCTAGGAACTTCTTTGACATTATAGCCTTTTTGTATGAATGCAGAGATTGGCAAGCGGTAGAATATAGCTCCATTTTCCATAATGGCATGGAATAAAATCGGTCGACCAGTGATACTAGCCAACGCGAAAATGATACAGTCTTCAGCTTCGCCATGATGTTCTTTAAGATCATAGAGATACTCTCTCCTGATCTGTGCGTAAGTCACAGGAATATTCGCGTTTAGATATGCCATTTATCATAAAACTCCTACGTTGCTAAGAAATAAACAGCAACAATCGCTACCGCAACAGCGGCAGATATTTTTGGATTAGCTTTTGCTAATGTCCAAAGTTGTTTAACTTTTTCCATGTTTCCTCCTTGTTAGTCGTATATGTCCCCCCAATTTTTACCAAACTCACAGTCTACTTTGTTGGGAACCTCGAGTGTAACAGCATTTTCCATGATCTCAACAATTCGTTTTGCCTGTTTATCATCTTCAATAGATAAATCAAGTTCGTCATGTATCTGAATATGAGCTACAATTCCTTCTTTATGTAAATCTAACATAGATTTTTTAGTCATGTCTGCTGCTGAGCCTTGAATTAATTTATTTAATGATTTGTATGTGTATGCTCTTCGAATTCCTGGTCCATGTTCCCTGAGTGCTTCTTCGTGCGGTAATGCTTTATGCATCCCGAATGAATTAGGTTCCCACAAAGGGAACCGACAAAGCCGGCCTAGTAATGTACGAATCTGTCCTCGCTCTTGTGCTCTATTAGATGCTTTCTCCATGAGCTGTTTTACAAATGGAACCGTTGCATGATACTGATTAAATAACTCTACTGCTTTTTCTCTTGTCACTCCTAGTTGTGACTGAAGTTTTCCTTTACCCATTCCATAAAATAATCCTAAGTTAATTGTCTTGGCTTGAGATCTAGGAATCTTTGCCATAGTAGCTACAGTTTGATGGAAGTCTGCTTTAGAGTCCTCTTTGTAAGAGTCAACCACTTCATACACTGATGGAAGTTTATAAAGAGATGCATAATGAACTACGAGTCTTGGTTCCTGTTGATTGTAATCGAAACATCCCCACTTACATCCTTCTTCAGGTATGAATAGGCTTCTGATTTTGGGCCCAAGATCTTTGTTACGTGCAGGAATCTGTTGAAGGTTTGGGTTCTGATAACTAAATCTTCCTGTGACCGTTCCGCCTCCTGCATTTCTAAGCTGGTTAATTTCTGCATGGATCCTACCTTTGTGTTCATATCTTAAAATAGAATCAATAAAAGTCGTGTGAGCTTTATTAATTTCCCTAGCTTTAGCAATCAATCGTACCACAGGATGTTTGTGTTCTTGTAAAAAATTTTTAGTAAAAGATGGAGCGGATGTTTTTTCTGTTCGAGGGTATTCTATTTTTAACATATCAAATACATTTGCGACGGATCTTGCTGCCCATATTTGAGTATCAATATTAGTTTCTCCTTTTATTTTATTTAGTAATTCTTTTTCTTCAGCTATAAGAGATTTCTTCATCGCATGAGCTCTCTCAATATCAACTCGAACGCCTTTGAACCGCATATCGACTAGACATGGGAAGAGATCTGTTTCTAGATCAAAGATGTCTTCTAGATCTTGTTGAATGATTTCTTTTTTAAGTTCTTGCCAAAGCCCTAAAGTAATTTCTGCGTCCCGCTCTGCATAGGATCCTGCGTGCATGGCAGGCAGTTTATACATTTCTGCTTTAGGATTAATGCCCCACTCTTCTGCAGCTTCGGCCAGTGCTCTTTCATTTTTACCATAACCTAAGTAGTGCCAGGATAAACTATTAAGATCATACCTAAATCTATTTTCATCCGTGACTGCTGCAGCCAGCATGGTACAAACCAAGTCGCCATTAATCTTAAAGCCCATGGCTCTTAACCAGCAGACGTCATAAATAGCATTGTGAAATATTTTTGTGGAAGGAGATTCTAAAACATCTTTAAGCCATGATAACACTTTGGCCTTCTCCATATTTCCACCACCTTCATGAGCAATTGGAAAGTATCCTTTGTAGTAAGAAGTTGCGACGGCTATGCCTATCACTTCTCCGTTACCAATAATAGAACCAGATCCTTTTTTAATAAGATCAGGATCTTTTGTTTCTAGATCGATTGCAATTTCATCTACTTGTCTTAAGTCTGGAAATTCTGTAGGCTTCACCCATTCAGTCTGGGCTTCAAATCTAGGAATTCTCATTTTAAAAGGTTTTTTAAGTCTCCAATTTTTACCTTGTTATTGATCACTCCTTTCATTGATAAATCTTTCCATTTATTGTAGCCGTCTATCCAACTTTCTTGAGGGCCATAATCTCTTTCAATAATCATATCAATATAATGTTTAGCCTTTTCTAGATCTTGTACTTCTCCTTTATGAGCATGTCTGCAGATATATTTAATAGCATTTCCTTCTGCAAAAAGCAATTTGTTGTGGTTTATAAATTTACTTGGTTGGATCTTCATATCTTTATAATGAGTTCCACCAATTTGTTTAGTGTATACTTTGGATTTCATATCCTAGTCTATCCTCCTTTGCTGCCATAATGTATAGATTTTGTTTAGTTCGCGTGACACCGACGTACCATACCCGATGTTCCTCATCAGCTTTCTCAGGACTCTTTTCAATTCCTTCCCTAATTTTATCTGTATTATCTAGTATCAATAATACATTATCCGCTTCACCCCCTTTGGCTGAGTGGATGGTTGAAAGTTTTACGCGTGCGTCCTGAGAAAGTTTTTCTTTATTGCTTAACATTTGCCGAATGTATAAAGTCGCTTCGGGGTCAGCATTAAAAGTTTCGTACCAAGTATCCGTGTAATCAATTCCAAAATCCATACAGTCATAGGTTTTGTCTTCATCAAAAGTAAAATCATGTCCTGTATAATCAAAGATATCTTTTATTTCAGCTGGTGTTAATGGATTACCCTTCGTCCATCTCGTGAAATTTTCAATGGCTTTATAAAGTTTTGCGCTAAAACTTTTTCTGTCTTTGTATTCAAAATAAATTCCTCTTTCTATTAAATAGGGTTTTAATTTTATTAATCTGTAATTAGTTCTTGCTAGTACTAGCCAATTCCCTTTTGTTAAATCAACTTCTTCGATGCTGTATACTTCTTCGCAATGTCCCTCGTTGTCCCTTGGTTCCCATTTCTTTGGAATTCTAGTTTCAATTTGTGATATAATAGAGTTTGCGATCTGTTGAACTTTGATTGGAACTCGATAGGATTGAGGCAATACTTTTTCTTTTGCTGGTTCATCCTGGAATCTTTTAACATCTGCTCCTGCCCATCCATAAATGGCTTGGTCATCATCTCCAGCGAGAATAACTATTTTAGAATTTGCCTTTAACAAGTTGTACATTTTCCATTGAATTGGTGAAAGATCTTGGGCTTCATCAATAAAAACTACATCAAAAGTTGGGCATAAATTAGACAAAATAAATTCTTCAATCATATCCGTATAGTCCTTGAGTTTGAAAGAGTTCTTATAATTTTTTAATTCTTTCTCTATAATTTCTAAAAAATTATACTCTAAATCATCTGAATATAAATCAGTGTCATACTCTTCTTTAAGCGTACGATTTTTAATTCTAGCTGTATTAATAAGATTAAAGTATTCACTATCTGAATCAATGTATCCTGTTTCTTCTGTTCCTCCTTTATAAACGGTGACTTCTATGCCTACTGCTTTGCCTACTTCTTCGTAGTTTTCAGGTTGCATGACACTTTCTTTTTTCATACCCAGTGTTTTAAAAGCGAGCGAATGAAGTGTTTGAAAAGATTTTAAATCTCGGTAACTATATTGAGGATAAAGTTTTAACATTCTTTCCTTTGCTTCATTGGCAGCTTTCCTAGTAAAAGCAAAGTATCCTATTGCCTCTAAGGGAGTTCCTAGTTTTAAAAAGGTTTGTACATATTTTAAAAGTCTAGTTGTTTTACCTGTACCTGGAGGACCCAATATTTTTCTGATCACAGAATATCCTTTTTATGCTCAGTGAGTTTATGAAAGATTTTAATCTTCTCGAATTTCTTAATGGCTATCATCACCACATTTTTGGTAGGACTATTATGTTTTCCTTTCTCTTTTGTCGGAAATCTTTTTTGATCTAAAAAATCTATTTCGCAATCTTTATATATTTTTAGCATCATGGAACCTGTCTTATCTTCTGGATAACGCCACCCTCTATTCTTTAATTTTTTGTAAAAAGTATCAAACTTAAAATAAGCATATCCGTCTTGAAGAAGAGTCGTTCCTGATTTAAACGATGCATCATTCTTAGCTTCGGGTCCTGTAATTTTTTGGTGTAAATTATCATGTAGTTTTTCTTTAGGAGTGGTTCCAATAGGAGGGGTTACTATCTTTTGACTTTTCCACAACACATCCAAAACCATTTGGTCTTCGTTTCCTTTAATGAGAGGTGGAGCAAAACCTGCTGCCTTAGAGATTGAGTTTCTTCTTTTACGCTGATCATTAACATGTTCTACTGGTTTTCTT